GGACTTTGTGATTTTGTTATCACTATTGTCCAAAGTGGAGAAACCCTCCGCGTGAATAAGATGGTTGAACATCATCGTCTCCGCGAAGCTTACTTGAACTTGTGGATGTATTTGCCACCTAGGGCCTCGTCAGGAGGTGGACTGGTGATGAGACTGGCTTTGCGACGTGGTCTTTACATGGCATTGAAACCAAAGTCAAAGCAAAAGTTTTTGATTGTTGAAGGAATCGACGGAACAGGAAAATCAAGTCTGTTGAATGAACTATCTAAGCGTAGGGAAATTCACGACTTTGTTTGTCTCGATAGGTATCTCAGCTTGTCAAGGGCTACAATGACATCAAATTCTTTGCCCTTTCCCATTCTAAAGGAGAGTCTTTTGACACAAGATAACACAACTGTTATCATTCTTGAGTCTGATCTCAAAACATGTGAACAAAGAATTCTCGCAAGGGATGAAGAGATTAAAAAGTTTGAAGAAATCAATGCTCAATGTTATTTCCGACTTAGGTACAGACAAATTGCGGCTCTCAATGGTTTCCATGTTATGAATAACGATGGTACCATGGATGAACTTGTTTCGAATGTACTCGGAGTTCTCGGTGGAGACAACAGTTTCAAATTGCCATCTCTTTTGGAGATGACTACTGAGACTTTCAATAGTTTGGCCACAGTTGCTGAAGGTGAGTCTAAGATTGTGAAGTCTTACAACGATCGATTCGATCTTGTTAGGTACAAACCATCAGTTTACTCTCACAAGAGGCAACGTGGAGGTACTGTTGAAGGAACTGATTTGGAACGTCAGAAGACGACTATGAATATCATGCTCCTTCTTGCGAAGAGTGGAATCTCACATACCTATTGGTGTATTTACAATGGATACATCCTTGCTGATAAGATTGGCGAAGCACCACCTGTTGAAGTTTGTGTTAAGGGTGCACATGTTGGTACGCACAAGCATATTTATCATGATATGTGCTCGAAGAGGGATCGATTTGGCAACAAATTGACTCAATCTAACGACATGTATCCAGAACCTATTGTTAGGTTTGATTGGAGAAATCCAAATCACATTCTTCCCAACAATGGTGAGGAATTGATTGACATGAAGCACACACAAATCTTCGTTAATCCGCTCAGATCGAGTGGTAAGACGGACGCTGAGATTAAAGATATTTTGGTGGCAATGTTTCCAAATGGTGTTCCGCTTGGAGATTATGCTATGTGTGATTCTTTGGCCGATAGGTTTATCAATGTTGAGGAGAGTAGGAAGCTTGTTACAAAAGCTTTTAAGATTTTGAGTCTTCACTTTTCTAAATTGAATATCAGGTTCAAAGATGTTTGCTTCATGCCAACAATTGATGGTGACCGCCTTTATGGAGAGGTTTCTCAAGATTGTGGACGGTACGAGGCTATTGATCCATCTCGGGAAGCTTTCCAAAAGTGCGTACCTGATGAAATTCCATGGAAGGGTGATTCAGAATCACTTGATAAGGATGTTTGGAGGGCAGGTGGATCTTCTGATCTTGTTTTGGAAAAGTGGCGACGATTGACTTTCTTAATTGATAGTTACACTCGTTCTCATCTTTCTGAATGGGTGGAGAGTATCTTCTGAAAAAAATGATTTTTATTTATTATAACCATTATTTAATAGACCTCAAATATGTCTATTAAATTTTTGAATCTAAAAGATTTGCCAGTTCCTGAGAATGCTCGGGAGATTTATGAAAAGTTGCGTCCTTTCGATCACGGAGGTTGTCCGATTAAAAAGGTTGAATTTGACAAATGTCATCGATTTGCTTATATTTGGCACGATTACCCAAAAGTAATTTGTGATGATTATGACAAAAAGTTTATCACAAATCGTGATGAATTTATTAATCTGGGTGATATTTATTGTTACTCAAATCACAGCTATCATCCTCTCATCATAAGACATATTCTTATGGATGTTATCAAATCTGGTGTTGCTAATGACATTTTCGATAATATTGATGATTATGAAATGATTTATGTTAATTCATTTACTTGTGACAGCAATGGAGAACACAATACCCATGTGTACAGGTGTCATAATGATGAGTTTGGACATTTGACAAGAACCGTTTGCTACGCAAAGAAAAAAGTTGTTGTCAAACAAGAACCCGCTCAAAAGGATATTGATGATGTAGCACCAAAGAAACGTCTTCGTCGATCTACTAGATTGGCAAAGAAAAAGAAAGATTAATGATACTTTTTTATAAACTCATACAATTCATATTCATCATATGAAGAATCCAAATACTCATTGAAACAATCTGTAAACTGGTTTGAGGGAGAACAGTGATGCTCTCCATGTTCATCTGGATATTCTCTATTATCATAAGTTTGACTATATGTATATTCAACTACAAATTCACAATCTTCACCTTTATATTTATAATAAAAAACTAATTTAGCATCAATAAAATTATAATACTCCTGTGGACTAGATATATCACATTCCACTGTCAATTTTGGTTCACTCACATATTGTAAACACTCCTTTATCTCCTCTTGACTACTCAGCTCTTCCAATAATTCATAACCTTTTATTTGTGCTTTTATATTCGCCAAAGTTTTTTTATCTTTTTTAATCTCCTTTCTTTTCTCCTCGACTATCTTATTCAACTTTTCATATTCTTCTTCCAAATCTTTTTTGTTCATTTATTTATTAATTATTGCTTTTTTTTTAAGTCTCTGTTGACCATACATCCTTCAAGAACATATCATTAAAAAAGTTGGTTAAACCCAATAAAATAAGTCGGGCTTCAATACCTTTATAAAATAGTGACCATCTATGTAATTTAATGGCTTGTTTTGCGATTTGATAATGTGATTTTCCTGTTTCATTTTGTGCAAAAACTTGGAAACAATGTAAAGGATGACTCAGAAATGTTGAAAGTGTCGATAAAGTAAAAAGTGTTCCGTAATGATAAAAGGGATCTGATGCTTTGTTTTTGAACAGATGATTGCTTACTTTTTCTGTTAAAGCGTAAGGCAATCCTTGAGAAATAATATCTCTGGATGCTGCAAAAGCTGGTCCTCTAAAATATTTGGTTATTTTGATGTCTTTGTTTAGTATGTTTAGTTTTTTTGAAAAATAGAGATTGGAATGTCCATAAACTACCCCTTGTAAAATACCAATGATCCCGAAAGCGACAACAGTGGGTATTTCTTCTTGTTGTTTACAAAGAGTGGATAAATGAAGTTGACCGTATCTGAGTAGGACTTGTTGGGGAAATATTCTTGGAATATATTTTATATTTTGAACAAATGGTGAATTGTGAAGCTTAACCAATCCACGCTTTTGATCTAAATTATAAAGTTGAGTAATTTGGTAAAGACTTGAAAGAGGTGAGAAAAATGTCATTGAAATACTGTGGGACAAGAAACATTTTTCCCTTTTGAAATCAAAAAAGTTAATCATTTATGTTAATCTAGATTATTTTTTATATTATAAAAACCATTTCTGATTAGTTAACTCGCATGAAGTCATACGTGTCCTTGACAGGAGTGTCGATGCGGAAAGGCTCGTCAACAGTTTGCTTGTAACTTACCACATCAGCCCAGTTCCAGTCAAAAACATATGCATACCTCTTGTGACAACATGAGTCCGACGTGTTTCCGTTACAACCCACCTGCTCCGAAAAGTAGATGTAGTCTTTGTCAAACTCCCACTGCCAAAGAGGGTTCTTGATCTTGTCCTTGACCTCCTCAAAGATCTCACAAACCCTTGTGAGGTGTGCAAGCTCGATCACGTCGTTGTCAGACAGTGTCTCAAGATCCTCCTCGGTGTACTCGCCATCGAGAAATGACAAATCAAGAGGTGTGTGCTGACTGACCTTGTCGATGTAATCGTCACCATTCTCGAAAAGATACTTGATGCACCGCTTGACGTAAGCGTCCTTCTCAGTCGCCTCACGCTTGCTCTCCAAATGCTTCTCCATCGCATCTGCCTGCTTCGTGAGCATCTTCTTACGCTTCTCGTCATTCTTGAGACTGGTCTGCGTGTCTGTCAACTTCGCCTGCAACTCCTCAACCAATTTCTTGGCCTCGGTAAGCTTGGTTGACGTCTCCTCGACGACCTTGGTCTGCTCCCCGCTTCGCTGATCAATTGCAGAGATCTCATCCCTACTCATCTTCAGCTCGCGAGCCACATCACGGTCACTCTTTCCGTTGAGCAACTGCAAAAAAACAGCGTTGGAATTCTTCCTCGGCATAATTGTTATTTACTCATTCAAATATCTGATAATATTTTGCGTCAATTTTTTTTTAGCATGAAATGCTAAGAACCATAAAAATTACCTTTTGGTCAATTTTTTTTATAAAAAACCTGTTTAGTTAAGTTTCTCGATATGCCATGATCCCTCAGCAGGAGTGTCAATGCTGAAAGACGAAGGGTTGTAGGCTTTAACCTCCTTCAAACTCCAGTCAAAGAAATCAGCATACTCATCACCAGTTGGTGGGTCAACGTAGGAAAAAATACAGTCCTCGAATGTATCATAAGACCTGACATCCGAAAAGAGAATGGTACCACCCTCCACGTCATTCGGGTCAGGACACTCCCAACACCAACCGTCAAAATCAAACGAATCAAAAATCTCGCAAACCCTTGAGAGTTGTGCGATCTCAATGATCTCGTCGTCACTCTATTTCCCGAGTCCCTTCTCGGTGTAGTCCTCAAGACTAACACTTGAGTGCTTGTTGACGTCTCCAGTGTACTGACCCTTCCCGAGGAGATATTTGACACACCTCTTGGCGTAAGCACGCTTCTTCTCCAAAAAAACAGTCTCAGAATCTTTCTTCGACATAATTTTTAGTTATTGATTAACTTTTCACACAATATTTTGAATCATTTTTTTTTAGTTATAATCCACTTATAAATAAAAATTTTAGTTTTTAAACAACTTCAACGCTTGTACTATCATCATCAACTAATCCCTTGCTAATCAAGAAATATTTATTATCCATCTTATCTCCCAAATATGATCGTAAAATATCAATACCATCCATTGATGCTCCAACTCCCAACACTTCCCTACGATATTTCATTCCAACCTCCTGATTAAGAACATTACCATCCTTGAAAACAACATGGAAAATATTATCCGAAAAACACTCAGACTTCATATAACCATAATAACCAGCATCATATCCTCCCAATAAATGACCAAAAGATGCTCCAAAATTACTTCCTTTTGGCATCTCCATTCCCGTTAATTTTCGATAAATATCATTCATTAATTGAGCAGAATCCACTTCAGAATCAAGCTCAAACGTACCAGTATGTAATGTTAAATCATATAAGGCAAAAACAGATTGCCTTATGTAGTGAAGTCCTTGATTCAATGTCTTTGTCCTAACCAACTTCTCAATCAATCCTCTTGGAAGATGTTCTCCTGTTTCTGTGTGACGACTCATCAAAGAAAGTGGCTCCTCACAATAACACCAATTTTCAAACATCTGTGATGGAACTTCCACGAAATCAGTCTCTGTACAAAAAGCACGATTGCTGAATAATTGAACCTTACCACAAATATTGTGCATCACATGCCCAAACTCATGGAAAAATGTAACAACATCATCAAACTCCAAACATTCATTCTTTGGAAAGTTACAAGCCATTGGAGTAACAGTTGTAATCCTTTCTCCATTATATTCACATCCAGCAACCAACCCAAAAACAGCTGCATGTCCATATTTACCCTCCCTTGGATAAAGATCCAAATAAAATCGACCAATACGATCACTCGTTTCATTATCAAAAACATCATAAACGTCTACATCTTCATGCCAAACATTATCAGTTTCAACCTGAGTAAAAGTCAATCCCAAAAGAGTTTGATAAATCTGCATCATACCATTCTTAACAACATCCAATGGAAAATATTTCCTTACCTCTTGTGAATCAAATTCACAACTATCCTCCTTATAAGCCCTCTGATAAAATCTCATATCATGAAGCTCCAACTTTGAATCTTCTGGAAGGGGGCAAGGAGTATGAGATTTAGCAAACTCTGTCAAAGACTCTAGTTCCCTCTCATAAAAAGGTGTCAATAATTCAACCATCTCGTTTACAAAATCTAATGCATTCTGTCCAGTCTTCACAATACTCAACTCTGTCTTATAATCAGCATGTGTACCATAACCCAGCATCCTTGCCAAAACGCTCTTCACCTTAACAGCCCTCTCCAAAAGTGGTGCATTATCATCTTTACATCTACTCACAAAAGCTGTACCAAGTTTTTTTCTCAATTCCCTATCCTTAACGTTATCCATAAATGGACAATAATCTGGATAATCTAATGTACACTTATACGTATCCTGTTTTCCTTCAACTTGTCTCGCTTCTGTAAACCAAGACTCTGGCATTCCATCAAGTTGTTCCCTCGTAAACTCAAAAGATGTATCAACATCATTAAGATTCTTCTTAAACTCAATAGAAATATCAGCCAACTCCTTCTTATAAGTTTTAACTTGATTCCTAGTTTCATCATCAAGATGAAGACCCAATCGGCGATAATCTCTCATTTCCTGTTCGAAATACCTTACTTCTTCATCTGTAAGATTATTCTTTTCCCGTTGGTAATAATTATCCTCATAATTCTTAAAAGCCTCATAAAGATCTTGTCGCATTGAAAGATCTACAAAATACTCATTGAGCACTTTTCGAATCTCAACACTTGTATCCCTTAATTCCTTTTGTGGAAAGAAATTAGTAACAATGTAAAAAAGATTACGAAGAGGATGGTATAAAGTCTCAACATTAATCATTGGACGAACTGTGTTTTCAAATGTTCGTTTACTTTCACTTGTGAGGTGAAGAGATGCAATTTCATTAGACACTCTTGTTGTTTCTGCCATAATAAGATCTTTGTATTCATTCAACTTATCTACTGTAACATTCTTAAAATCAAGGTCAAAGTAAGTAGTCATTAACACATCTTATTGTTTTTTATTTTTTAAGTTGGACTTTTTATCTAAAAAAAAGTATATGGGAAGCAAACTAATAGATCAATTTAGTTATCTACATTTTGCAGTCGGTATTATAATGTATTTTTGGGGAATAAACTTGATATGGAGTTTAGTTTTACATACTATTTTCGAAATATTTGAAAACACTTCTGTTGGAATGTACATTATAAACAAATATATAACTTTTTGGCCAGGTGGTAAACCTTATGCCGATGGTATTATAAATAGTATTGGTGACACTATTTTCTTCACATTAGGTTGGTTATCTGCTTATGGAGTAGATAATTTAGGTAGTTATATTGGTCTTTATAAAAATCACATAACCTAACTAGAATAAATAACTCTCTTGAGTCCATACTTGTGAATACACTTCTTAATCATTGGATCACACTTACAGCAGGGCTTTGAGTTGAGGAAAATATCTGATAGATTACAATTATTGTAATCAATATTCTCGTAATACTCCTTAGACTTGTTCCTCAGTCGTATAACAAATAGGGTGGCGTCACGTAAAGCTTCCTTTTTCACAATTCCATAATGCCATCTTCTCCGCGTGGTAGCTAGCCAATCCGCACTTCTCACCAAGAGACCTATTGTAACCCTTTGAAACAATCTTGTTGCCCTTTATGATAATGGCACCGTGCTTGTGCTTGTAATTCGCCTTCATAGCGATATCAACGGCATCCTTAAAAAACTTTCGTAAAAACTTAATATTTCCAGACATATTATTATTATTATTGGACAATCTTTAAGATAATATTTATCAATTTTTTGAATTTGAAATGGTCAAAGTGGTATAAAAACAAAACTAATGTGAAATATAAGTATGAGTGGATTCAATTTAACTTTTAATCATCCGCAACTTGATATATTATTGGCAATGGGTTTACCAATACCTCGACGACTCCGTAGTAAACGATTATGTGATTGTTCAGATGATTCATGTTTTGAAATATATAAAAATATTGATAATCTTTCTACATCAAACCTTGGTTTAATGGATTTGTTGAAATGTTTGGATCCCAAAAATTACAATCTTATTGATTATTCAGAAGTTGGGGAGAAAGGTAAAGAGTTGATTGAATGGTGTGTTGATTTTTACCTTGTTCTCAAAGAATTGAAAGAAGAGCATAATAATGATAAAATTTATGTGTCAATATGTCAATTTATAAACCAATTTCTAGAAATATCTTTGAACGAAGATGATGGTTATGATCATTGGTTGATGAATGTTATGGATTGGTATAAAATAACATCACATGGATCAAGTATAAGGTGTTCTTGGTTTTGGGATGAAGATAAACTTTATGAAAATCGCAAAGTTGATCTGAAAAGGAAAAAGATTTTAATTGATTGGATTAATGAACATTCCAAATATTAGATTGATCTTTAAACCAATCCACGTAATAATTGTATGTACTTGGTTGTCTGCCACTGTTTCCAAAAAGAATAGTACCGTTAATCTTTTCACACATTGATTTATGTGTATGTCCGAATATCCAAGCTTTTAAGGATGGATGTTCGAATAAATGATCCAAGTTTGTAACATAACAACCATTAAGAGGATCACCATCATATTCAGATGGTAAACATTTTTGACTAGGCGTGTGATGGGTAATTATAATACAATTCTCATTCTCTCTTAATGTTTTTTCGAGAAAAGTAATTGCTGTTTTGTGCTTTTGTTTCCAAATTTCCTTATTCATCCAATCAATATAATGAAAATCGTTCATCATCAAAAGTTCATTATCATCTATTTGTTTATTTGTGATTGGATCTTTGAGACTTGTCCACAAAGTTGTACCAACAAAGGTTACACCTTCATAAACTAGAATTTCATTTTGTAACATTATTACATTGTATTTGATACAAAGTTCTTCCATTTCATCATCAGACATTCCAACCCAATACTCGTGATTTCCTGGAACAAAAATAACAAGATCATGTTTTTTCGAACAAATTTCCAAAAACTTAGAAAAATGCTTGGCGTTAGGAGATCCAATGTCTCCTGCTAAGATTAAAACATCAGTTTCTGGAATCCTTTTGGCATATTTTTCAATAGGCTTTTTACAGAATTCCAAATGTAAATCGGATACAACAAATAAAGTAAAAGGTAAATCCATTGTATTAACTAAATAACCAAAGCTTTAAGCTTAAAGAATATTTTAGTGTATTAAATAACAAAAAAAAAAATGGTTTTTGAAGTGGAAGTTTATGATCATAATGAAAAATTTGTAGCTGATTATTTATTTGAAACAAAAGAGAAAGCAGAAGAATATATTAATGATAAAGTTATTCCAATTCATTATTCACAACTCTCAGAAAAATTTCAGAATGAATATTTTAGATACAGTGGTAAAAGTGATAATGTTGCACTTTTTGATAGAAGTGGAACACTAATTTATTTTTCTGGACCACCTGATTCTGTTACTTTTTACATACTTTCCGAAATAAGTCCAAGTATTGTAGATATGCATATTGAAGATGGACGAGCGGGTTGGTTAGCAAAAGATGAAAAAAGTGGTAAATGGTTTACTTGTTGACAACAAAATTACAATTTACACACTTGAAGTTTTAATAAAATGCTGTTTTTATAATAATATCATTTATTATTATAAATTATGACTGTACATCACAGTGAAGATTATAAAATTAGTGCAGTTAAATATCATTTAGATAATAAAACTACTTATACTAATGTATGTAAAATTTGGTTACTCAAAGAAATTCCTAATGAAATTCAAGAGAAGGGTTTCAGAGTGTTAATAATAATCATCATAATAATCATCGTCATTATAATAATAATTATCACCAGCATATAAACCATTTCCTCCATCACAATTATTATACATGTGTTGATAAGTTGCATCACCTGTATCAAAACCTTCTCCACATCTGAAACAGAAATGTTGTCCACACGTACAAGTTATATGATCGCAACCAGATATCTTTTCAACATCAATTCCGCAATTAGGACACTTCATTGTTGGAATCTTATAATCTACAGCACTATTCAGAAGATTAATCCTTATCTCCTCTGTACACTCCTCACATTGGAAATCATCCAATGGTGGAACACCTCCAGCACACTCCTTCAATACCGCATTTGTAATTCTATTACATCTCCTACACCAAGCATGCCAATAAGTTGGATCCCAATCAGTTCTCTTATTTAACTGTCTCAAATACTTACCAGCTTGTATCCAAATCTTATATTTAGGTGTTCTCTTACAGAATGGACACTCCAAATAAGACTTACAAATCAATTTACCAGATTGTGACTTTCCATACCACTCTTTAATACAATCCAAACACATTCTGTTATTACAACCTCCACAACTAAAAGACATCTTTCTCGACGGATAATCCATATAACACAATGTACAAGTCTCCTCATGATCTGTATCCCTTAATTCAATAATCTTCTTTGTAACCTCCTTAACGTTAATTACCTTTCTACCATCTGGTATAAACAATGTACCACTACCAATAGAATCCTCTGGAGTGTCATACAATTTAATACCGCCATCTACCGAGAGCATATCATAAATCTTCCTCTTGAATTGATTGAGAGTTGTATCCTTGTGTGTCTTCGGAATACTAAACATCTCATATATCTCATTATTATTTTCCACAGATAATAGATCCCTAATTGTAATAACTCTATCTTCAAAACCTGCTTGTGGATTCTTGTCACATTGTCCACAAGTGTACCCATTCTCATAAACCTTCTTTGAAGGATTCGGGAAACTCCTTAAACAAATCTCACACTCAACCTTATCCAAAGGTTGAGCAAATCGGCAATAATAACATTTGGGAACAACATTCAATGTACTCACTCCAATAATTGAATAATTAATTCCACAAGATCTGCACTTGACCATATGTGATTGGTTTGGATTGTCATCTTTGAAAGCTCCACCACAACATTTACAAGGTATATATCCACAATCACAATTATCAACATCTCTGGCACAAATTCCATCAATCATTACCGTATCCGATCTATATTGATCGCAAACTGTACAAATTGATTTGTGATCATGCCGCAAATTATTGAGCTCAGGATCTCTCGCAAGCAAAACATCAACAGTTGAATCAATTGTTCCATAAAACTTCGATCTAGTCTTAACAACACTGAGGAGTGGCTTTATAAACTCATTCTCCTCTTCTGTTAAATACTCTGTATCGATCAACTTAGAATAAATATTCAGAAAGATTCCTACACTCCAGTTCTCTCCAACAATTGGATTATGAGTTTCTGTGAGTTTGAAATCGAGCCACTTGCCTCGATGTTTCATAAGGAATTCATCAGCTTTTCCTTTTAATGGCTTAATATCCAGACAAAGAGTGGCTACAATTAGTGAACCTCTCAAACTGAACTTCGTACCACTGAAGAGCAAATGGGGAAGTAGTGCGAATATATTTTCATTCGACAACTCCAGTGGAAGTCCATCTTCCTCATCTGTGATATCGACTGTTTTCAAACAAGCGAGGAACTTACGAATCTTTTTGAAATTCTGGATCATACACCCTCTGATCAAATCAAATAATTCTTCCTTTTTAATCTCAACATCTGCATCGATAATGTATTTTTGCTTACTCTTTGGAGTAGCATCTTCAATAATATCGATGATCTCATCAATAGAGTTGTAAGATTCTGATAACCAATCTCTAATTGTTTTTGATCTAGAAGAGAAATAGTTCATATTCACTTTCAACTCATTACATTCCCATTTATAAAGATTCATTTTGGATAGAGGTCCACAAATAAATCTCCAAAGGTGACCAAACAGTTCATAAAATGCAATACTTTCAGCACCTTCCAGTGTTTTTGTCAGAAGGTTAAATGCATCAAGAACTCGTCTGGTACTATTTGGATCATTTTTGATTTGCTTGACTAATTTGTAAACCTTTGTTCTCTTTGTTGAACAGAAGTTTACAATTGGTGTTCCATAATTAATGTAATTTGATGGTCTACCTACTCCTTGGAAATCAAGAATAACTTTCATAATTGTTTCTCTTACAAGAGGTTCAGTAAGAGTTGTTAAATGAAGGAAGTCTCCAATTTGTTCATAAACTCTTCTTCGATGTTGCTCAACATTGCAAACAGTCACAACACTTACATTTGGTAACTCTTTCATCTTTTCACACATTGTTCTCCAATTATGAATATCTCCATACGTTTCTAGATATTTCAATTCCTTTGTGTGGTATTTCTTATCTCTACCCTTGTAATCATCCAAATTTCCAGACTCAATTGCTTTCTTACTTCCCATTAATCCATGAGGAATCTGATCTGTACAATGTAGAATAAGCGTTTCACTGTCCTCGCTTCTTGCTTTGATAAAATCATAAAGATTAACAAAAGCTGTAAGTGCGGCTTCAGGACCATCCCCACCTCCTCCACGAACTTTTGTCAAACTTTCGTTTATAAAAGTAAGACAATCATCAACATGTCCTGAATTTGAAATAGAGTATCCTCCTCTTTCATTATTTGGTGATTTGTTATCATAATCATGATACACCGCAAGGAACACATTGATCTCCTTTCCGTACAAAGGCATTAACATTGTAATAACTTGTGGAAGAACATTTCTAATTGCTCTAAAATAAGTACGCATGGATCCAGTACCATCACAACAAATTATAATTGTTTTCTGAGACATCAGTTATTCAAATTATAAGAAAAAATATTTAAACTTGAAGGAAATCACTTTTTATTTTTTTGTATCAGAAATTTAGCTTAAAGTTTTTGTAATAATACTTGACGTATACCTGTAATGAAACTTGAGAATTTCAAAATTATGGCTTTTAAAATTATGAAAGAGGGTAAAAAATTGGATAAGCTTTTGATTTATTGTTTCAAAATGGATAGGATTGATTTTTTAGTTTGGTTGGATGAAAATAAGGAGTTTCCTTTCGAAATGGATTTGTATAATAGGGATGGTAATAATTGTGTGCGTCTTTCTGCAAACTATGGATCAATAAAATGTCTCAAATATTTTATTGAAAAGTTGGATTGGGATGTCAGTCTCAAAAAAGATATTAAAAAGATAGGTCAACCTTGTAAACCAACTCTTTTACACCTTGCTTCTTTTGGTGGTCATATTGAAGTAATTAAATATTTGATTGAAAAATTTAAGATTAGTTCTACTCAGATAATGGCTGATGTTGATGAAAATGGAGGAACATCTTATATGTATGCTTGTCAATCTGGGAATTTAGAGTTAGTGAAATATTTTGATAGTATTGGTTGTTATTTTTATTTTACATATATTAGAAAAATTGGAGATAATGCTTATGATTGGGCTTGTAATGCGGGGAGACTTAACGTTATAAAATATTTGGATGAAAAATGGAACAACAAATGGGGAGAATACACTCTTTGTAGTGGGACATATAATAGATTAATGAAAAATGCTGAAGAAAAAGGAAATATAAGCATTGTTCATTATTTGAGAAGAAGAAAATATAAAAGAAAGTTTAAAGATATTTCGAGTAAAAACGAAGATTGTTGTATATGTATGGAGAAATTTAAAAAGGATCAAAAATATTGTATTTGTGAAAATGGTCATTCTGTTCATCATGATTGTTTCTTGGCTAATCTAGAGATAACGGATAAAGACTGTTGTGTTACTTGTAAAGGTAAAATGTTAGTTTACAAGATTAGATGTATGTAGGTATGTAGAATGTAGTTCTGAAGCTTTGTTATAAATATCGGCTCCACCAGTAGTATCGAGTTCAAAATTGATATCACCATTAATCATTACAATTAATCTATCCTCATCTCTATTGATATGGAAGTATTTAGATGGATGATCTCCTTGTCTGCCGTATTGTAGTTTTCCAGTGTTAATAAACTCTTCCATTTGATGATCGCTTACATGGAAGTTTAACTTGTAGTTATTACATTTCAGTTCAAAAGCATACATATCATAATTATTTCTTTGCCAACTAATCATGAATTATATATTATTTTATTTTTATGTTTTTTTTGCTTTTTTAAAAACACAAACAATACTTTATATTTTGTAGTCGCCAATTATTTGTTGAAACAGTAAACGGGGGTTTAGAAGGGGGAGCGGAGATGCGAAGCATCAGAGTCACTCCCTTAAATTGAGCATCTCCGCTTCGCTCCGAGCCAATTTTTTTCTCTGTGAGAAAAAAATTGAATGTTAAATTAGCATGTTTTATTATTTACATAATAAAACATGAATTTTAAAGTAATTAAGAGAAATTTGAAGCTTGAGAACGTTGTAAAGATCAGGCCACGTCATTGGACTTGGGCAACTGGATTTGCTCAGCTTCTTTGGCGAGACATCGATGAAATCGACGCAGCTACCATTGCTTTGAACGAAGCTTCCGCCAAGAAGATTATGAAGGTTCTTGATAAGAACAAGAGTAAGTTCGTCAAGTCTTACATCATTATGCTCATTGGGCATTGTGAAAAGTTTGAGAGGCAACGCAACACAAGCATTTCAAGCCGAAAGCAACTAAAGAATGACATTCTTGAAGTTGTTTCAGGCGGAGGTAGCAAGGAAGAAGATTCCGAGGCTTCTCCTCAAGAGGATCTTGAATCTTGGAAGTGGATGACTGATTTTCTTGAGCTTATGTCTACAGATTCTGGAAGTGATTCAGACTCTGACAATGAGGCAGACGCTGTTGTTTTTACTGAGGAGTCAACAAAGAAGGTTTTCGACATGTTGGAGGGCGATGATTCAAAGAACATGGCAATCAAAAAGTTCATTGTTATGCTCATTGACAACTGTGAGAAGTTTGAGAAGGAGTGTAATGAACAGGATGCTCTGCGGGAGAAGATGAAGAGAAAGCTCAGGGAAGCTGTGGGCCGTGTTTAATAAAGACATGAATTAGTTTTTATTTATTTTTTTACAATATAGACTTATGACATTTATAAATAATAACCGAACAGTTCCATATAAAAAAAAACCAGCTGGAAATTATGTAGATGATGTTATTGATGGTACTGTCCTTTTATTAACTGGAACAAATGGTAATTTAACTCCTAACGAAACAGTTATCAGTGATTGGTCTACTACTGATGGATTCAATAATATTGACATTTTTATAACATCTTCAGTCATATCTGCAAAGGATGGAATCATTATTGAATATAGTGAAAATCCAAGTGATGAAACTCCAAATATAAGAGCTTGTGAAAAATTTAATTATGATAATGACGATGTTTCAAAAAAATTCAAACTAATTTCATTAACAACAGTTTTAGATGGATTTAGAATTAAATTTAAAAATGGAACAGAAAACGCTGTTGATTTCTTTATTAAAATTAAATTAAAAGTTAGCTTATCAAATATAAATTCTCATCTCAGCACCAATTTTTATTCAAATACAATTTATTCTGGAAAATGTTCAACAATTATATTGGAAGGATCATATTATAAATCCAAAAGTAAAAATGAATATAATGATATTTGGGACAATGGTAAATTATATACTGGACAATCAGTTTCGTTAGATTCAGCAGAAATTCAAATTTTTAGTAATAATAATAATGATACCTTCAATGGAAATGGTGCAAGAACAGTTAAAATATACGGATTAGAAGATTATAATTCAACAAATGTTACTACAGAAGTTGTTGAACTGAGAGGAAAGAATAAAGTAAATTTGTCGAAAAACTGGTGGAGAATTTTCAAATCAGAAGTTAATACTGCTGGTTCATATAACGGAAACAACGGAACAATCACAGTGAGAGACAAAAATAATAATTCAAATATTTATTCCATAATATCAGTTAATAATTTCAATAATAATGACAACGAAATGGAAGGAAATAATGTATCAAACACTTTTGCTTTTACTGTACCTTTTGGTAAAAAATTTTATTTGAAAAAAATAGTACTTTCCGCATCAGGAACTGGGAAAAATGCGAATAACTCAATTATACAAATATTAAAAAGAAATACTATGGTTGAAAATTCTGTATTTATTCCAATTCATAATCTAAATATACAAACTGGTAATACACTGAGAATAAATTTCGAAGAAGGACAAATAATAAGTTCTGGTTGTGATATTAAAGCAACTATAAAATATTTATCCTCATCAAATATAAAAATTAATATTATATGTGAAGGTATGCTTGTACATATTTAGCACAATTCACATCGATCTCCGTACAAAAATTTCTTCACATTGTATTTTAATTTCTCGAACCATGTCAGTTCTCTTAACCTTATATTATTACCAATATCATAAAAATATTGGTAACTATTATTTTCTGGATAAACTCCATTAAATTTTGGTTTACAATATGGTATCGTTTCCATCAAACAAGTTTTCACACCACAATTCAAACATTGTTGCGTTGATCCATCTGTTTTTTGATTCGTACTTCCACATGAACACATAACTTTATAAATTCCACAATCACCATTACATTTCACAAATTGTTTGCAATCAGATAATTTACCAATGCTTCCACATCCAACACACTTAACCATCTTTATTATTTGTCAATATTATTTTTATATTTTATTGCCGAGGAAACAAGACTCACAAGTAATTCAACAAAAGGATTCTGTTTAGTATATCCATCACCAACTAATTTCCTAATAGGTTCTTCAAAGTTTTCAACATTATCACACAAACCTTTTAGATATAAACCTATGGGATTGTTATATTTTTCTGAAATAAATTCTAAACTTTTTAGACTCATATACATATTTAATAGTACAAGTTCATCTTGTTTCAAATAATCTTCTTTTCCATTTATAAAAAAATCATAATGTCTTTCCAGTTTATCAATTGGATCTTTCAATGAAAATATTTTTGGTATGTATATTCCATTTTTCCTCTTATCGTCAAACATACCAAGAATATATTGTTTTCTCAAATCTTCCAATACATATATTACATATTCAATACAATTATCAATTGTACATCGTTCTATTGGATAATAACCCATCCACTCATATTCACGAATTTTTCTGAGGAGATCCAATTTTTCTTTTTTTTGATCTTTATCACTCATCATGTTTATTATATTCTCCAATTTTTAAGTCATTGTCTTTTATATAATTCAAAACAGAATTTGGTATAATTCCAGAAACATCCTCTCCTTTTCTGTATAACTCCTTAAATAAACCAGAAGAGATCCTTTCTTTTAATGTGTTCCTAACAAAAATATGTGGATCTTTACAAAACCATTGTTCTTCACACTTCTCACATTCATATCCGACTCGTTCGATAACTATGAATTTGAGTAAATCTAAAATCTTTGGATACAAGATCCAAGTGTCAATTGACAACGCGTTATCCATTCCAATAATAAAATAATATTCATTTCCATCATTAAAAGTCTCCTCGAACCTTTTTATAAAATCGTCGGACGTTTCCACAATTCGATTATCAATATTAAATCTCTCCAACTTCACTCTTTCTCTGTCTAATCCACTTTCCCTTATACCTAATCGTAACATCTCCAGTCTATCCTCAGCATCACTTAAAACTTTGTACAAACTCCGATAAGAAGGCATAAACCAAATCTCGTCCATTCCACTTCTCTCCAGAATCATTCGAGCCACCCACAAGTGTCCCCAAGTAACCGGATCAAAAGACCCGCCATAAACACCTATTTTCATGTATAATCCATCCACCACCTCTTTAAATACCCTTCCAAACGCCGGAAGGCACCAACTTTATTGCCAATTTCGCAAACAGTTTTATTGATAATTTTGTTGAGCATAGCGAAACGATCAATAGTTTTATTTGTAAAATTGGCAATATATTGGTGCCCAAACTTAAAGCGAGCCTTGTTAGGCTCGCGACAAACAATCAAACAACCAATCTAACAACCAATCAAATCACCAATCTAACAACCAATCAAATCACCAATCAAACAACCAATCAATTCACCAATTTGTACCGTGGCGAAGCCACGAGCGTAGAGTTCAAAAGAGAGAGGCACTCTCTCTTTGTAAAAATTGATTTTTATTTTTACTGGTTAGTTAATTATAATGAATTAAATATGTCAATGGAAAAGT